CTTGAGGCGAACTCAGCAAGCCTTTAACTGCGCTACGCTCCGTTTCCGTTCGCCTTATTAGTGTCGCTCACCTCGGATTTGCCTTGAAACGGCTTACGCCGTAGCTTGTACCACCATGTTATGTATATACCTTACACCCGAGGTTGGTTGATTTACCAAAATCTAAAGGTTAAATTTATGAATAAATTATTAACAGAAGTAGAAGGTAGAAGCTTAGCGCGTAGCGATAAACATAAATAAAAAAAAACGCGCCTTTCGGCGCGTAAGACGATTGTATACATATAGAACTTGTAGAAGCTTTCTTCGAAGACGTCAGCCTGTACATACCAACCCTATAGGCTTATACCACGGACGAAAGACCGCTCGTAAGGTAGACTTTAGGGATTTTAACCTATACCATATCTTTATCTCGGATGCTCGTAGGGGTAACTTTGTGCGTAGAGCGGGCTTTTACCAGTTTTTTTAAAATTTTAAAAAGCACCAATCTACCTGACCCGTAGAAGATACCCTCTACTATGGGCGGGATTTGTGTAGTTCTGAGGGTCTATTTTGACGACGTGTGAGTGGGGTTGATTAACTAAGCGGTTTTTCACGATTATTTTTCTGCTATAGGTTTAAAATAGCCCCCTTGCGGGGGATAATCCATAAAGGCGTATTTTATGGATTATTATACCTATATACTCGATGTATACAAGCTATGATATTTTAGTGTTATATAAGCATTATTTTTTTGTTGTATTTACAACGTCGTCTACACGTCAACGTCAACACTGCATAATATCACCGTCAACACGTCAATTACATCTTATATGCTAAAATAAAAAATACCTATACACCAAAAGATAAACTCCAATGTGTATAGGTATTATATTATATATTATATAGGTAGGTATATACACCTATAACGTGCGTACCGTCTTACCGCCGGGGTAGAGCGTCGCACGGCGTAGCCGTGCCCCGAAGTCCCGCGCAAGCGTTATATGCTATTATAGAATATTATATATCGTTGTCGGTACTGCTGCTCGTCGGCGGCAAGCGTAGAACGCCGCGCACATAGTCGGCGGATAAGTTAGCGGCGGCGGCTACTGTAGATATAGCCGTGTCCAGGTTAGGCGGCGCGGGTGTAGCGGGCGCGGGGCGTTCGAGTAGAGCGTCAACGGATATATTAAGATAATCACATATCCGGGCTATAGATTTATAGTTAGGCGTGCTATCATTTTTTTGCATTTGCTGCACGGCGTTCACATTGATGTTTAGTTCTTTTAGCATACTTTTTATTGTTATATTTTGTCTCATGCATTCTTTTTTTATCTTTTCTGCAATAATAGCGTTGTTGTAGTTGTTGATGTTAGACAATGTAACGCCTCCAAAATATATGATTATATGTGCAATAGTTACAAAGATGCAGAAATACACAAATTCTTTGCTTTTATTTCTTTTTTGAGTATATAATCAAGAGATTCCGTGGTATTATATGGACGTACTCGAGAGAGACCCCACGGACAAGCCGCCGACGATGAGCCGTTGAGCCACGCGGACAAGGCGCGCGGGGTATCTTGTAAAGTACAATCATCCGAATATACACCATTATATAATAGGGGGTTTAAAAAGTCAAGCGCGGTCAAGCGCACTATTCAAGCGGCTTGCTATCCGTTGCAAGGGTAAAAAGAGCGGAAAGCGGAACACATAATTATTGAATATAGCCTTGCAATACTTTGATATTGCTATCACGCTTTGACGGCTTTTTATAGCTATCAGCCAAAGGCGGCGCGTGCCGTGGCGCGTTCCCGATTCTTTCAATAATGTAAAATACCTTGCAAGCTATTTATATAGCTATTATCGCGTTTATTAAATTTTTCGGTTGCAAGGGTGACGCGCGGTCAGAGGGCGCGGAAAGATTTAGAAAATTTTCGGAGGGGGCTTGAACCTCCCGCCGCGTATGGTGTGTATGTGTTCGGACGCCGCAAAAGCCACGATAAAAAATAACCTATTCATTAATGCTATAAAGATATTTTAGTTTTACACTGTTCGCGCTATTTCTCAGGAAACAGCGGAAACGAGCAGTAATTTTTTATTCTTAGGAATAAATATTTATTGTAAAGCAAAGATATTAATATTTCATTGAATGAATAATGACGATATATAATTAATTCGTTTTTAACACATTTCGAGCGCGTGAACTGTTATATGTTTGCGCGTTCTTTAATGTGCTAAAAGCATATAAAATATTTTAAAAAAAAGAGGTAAAAAATCATGAAAAAGACAACAGAAAAGAAAGCATTACGGAATATCACGGATATCAGAGCAGAGCTTGAAACACATGTTAATGCCTACAACGCGGCAATAAATGCCGACGATACAAAGGCGGCAGAGCTCGAAAAGCTCGACAATGAAACATCAGAGCTTGAAAAAGAGTACACCCGCGCCGCGTTTCATGCAACGGCTCTTGAATTGCTCGACAACCCCGCGCCCATGCTTGCGGCGGCAACGGCTCTGACTTTCGAGACGCTAAAACACAAAGATAAAGAGGACGAAAACGGCATAAAATCGCGTGAACTCGTCACGGCTGAACGCCCGCTTGATTTTGTTGCGCTTGAATCATTCTTTGTCGAGCGCGGAAAGAAATTCGGCGCAGAGTCTGCATGGGTTTACAAAGTCGCGGCTTTTAACCGTTTGCTTTGCATGAGAACGGCGCAGAGTATCGGCGCGGATGTGAAAACAGTCGCGGAAAAGTTCGCCACGCCTACACAAGCCCGCGATATCGATCTCGGCAAAACGCCGACAAGCAACACACAATTACTCAAGCAATTACAGATGATAATTGACTCTATGCTTTATGTAGAGGGCGAAAAGGGCAACATCTACAAGGCAAACTCTCACGATGTCGGTTATCTGTTGTCCCTCTACGCGAAGAAGGGGCGCGGCGTTCTGAGTGTTGCGGCGGCTCGCCCGAAGTATCTTGAAAAGCTTATCGCGGAAATACTTCACCGCATAGTTACCGAAAAGTCCTATAATATCGAGTTCAAAGAAAAGAAAGACCGCGCAAGCGGCAAGATAGACCCTAAACCCGCCGGGGCTGTTGAATCCGCGAGAAAATCCGCGAAAAAATCGAGCGCAAAGGCTCAGACAAAGGCAAAGGCAACAAAAGCGGCATAAAAAATTTTACGCTCAAAAGTGAAATTAAATCAAAATTAAAAATCTCCGTCTGAAATGAGATAAAAATCAGTTTTGACGGGGATTTTATATCCAAAATCTGAATCAGAAAGGAATTGAAAATCATGCGCTATTACAAAGTTAAACCGGAATACGATCAGACCTACAAGAACCCACGCATACACGACGGTAACATTTTAATCGGAAATGAACTTTATACGGAATCGGAACGAATTAAAATGCGATTCGTGCCCGATAAGTGTTTCGATGTCGTGGATATCCCGCGCAACAAAACTGGATTTATGTTCGGCGCAAGATTTGCATTTGGAATCTAAATCAGAAAGGAGGATGCAACCGTAGAAAAATCTACAATTCTGCGGAATTTTTATATCCTGAATGAAAAAATTCAAGGAGGATTTGAAATTATGAAAGAAATTACGATCACAACGACAACAACGGTTAAAATACCGACAGCAGACGAAATAAAAGCGACGGCACGAATCCCGTCACCGATAGAACCTGAACGCGCACTTGTAGTACATTGTTTCGTCGATGGTTACGAATTTAGTGAGGCAGCAAGTCACGCTGTATATGAGTGCATGGCGGAAGCAGATGAATCGTTAAAAAACACTATTGCGGGCGATGTCGTAGAAGCGTATTGCGACGAAAACGGAATCCGGTGGGCAAGTATGCGCGTTGTTAGCATTGCAAAATACAACAAGCATTTTGTAATAGAGGCGATTGTTAAAACGATTTAAAAAACAAAGAGGAGCTGAGTTTAGAATGGTAAACACTATACAGAATGATTATGTCATGCAGGCAAATGAGTTTTCAGAACGAAACGGAATTGAAATCAAAATCACTTTTAAGGAGCGAAATTCAAATCCGATGTGGGAGGAAAATTGTTTGCGGAACTGCTATTCGGTTTATATCCGAAACAAAAACAGTGGAGTGGTTATGCGCGTGACATTTTGGGATTTCATATATAACACAACACATAATATCACGCCGACTTGCTACGACATTCTCGCGTGTTTGACGAAGTATGACCCCGGTGACTATGAGGATTTTTGTTCGGAATTTGGGTATGAAACCGAAACCGAAAACGAATTCGGCAGACTAACGCGAAATCCGAACGCTTATAAGATTTGGAAGGCGTGTTGCCGCGAATGGGAAAAAGTAAAGCGCGTATTCGACGAGGGCGAAATACTCGAAGAATTGCGGGAAATAAACTAAAGAAAATCACTTCGGAAATTGGTAATGAAATTATATTCCCGAAGTGTTTCTATTCTCAAAACATAATCTAAATACTACAAAATCGAAACGAAAATGAAAGGAGCGAATATTTTACTATGTCATACGAAAAGTTTGTAAAGGGAGTGGTGTGGAGAGTCGGATTTGAAACGAAAATCCGTTTTGAAAACGACGGCGAAAAGTATACGGCATACATAACGGGCGGAATTATTATCTACGGAAATAGCATATCCGCTCTTGTATTGGTGCGCTGGGGCGACGGTCATTCGGCGCGAATAAATTTAGAGGAGGAAAGCAAATCATGAGCTATGGTACTTATGGAGTTGAAGTCGAAAAGCAAAACGGTTTTGTAATCGGAAAGCATTTTGATAATCTCGACGACGCGATATGCGTGGCTGAGCGCGCTGTGTATGAGCGTGGCTGCGTGTGGTCTTGTGTATATATGCCTAACGGCGATGTCTACACGGAATACGAAGTATAGCTTTAGCTAATACGAGATGTAAATTATCTGATATTTTGGTAAATCACCGAAATCGTGGTATAAGATAGGGCTACCCTAAATCAGAAAGGAAATCAATACCAGAAAGGAAATGGAAAAATGACGAATGATGAGGCATATGCCGTTATTGCAAAACACATCTTTGTGGCGAAGATGAGGTTTGAGGGCGATAGACAGTTTATTGTTCTCGCTGATGACATTGACGAGGCAGAGCGCGTGGCAAAAAGGTTTTTTAACATGAACTCTGTATTTGTTAAGTCAATAAGTTCAACAGCAAATCCGCAGGTATTTGAAATATAACGATAATTTAAAATCAGAAAGGAAATCAAAATGAAAATTGAGAATGATAATCAGATACCGTGCTCAGAGTGTATACACTATGCGTCTTGTACTTTTTAGTGTATGGCGGAGGAGGGGTGGGGTTTTGACTCCGGCGAAACGGATAGAGGATGCAGATATGTCATACCTCTGTCGGCAATAAAATTTATTGATTCGGTAGCCGAAGTCAAATTTATGGACGAACACTCAAAGGCAAGGAATTGGAAAGCGCTTTGGTACAGGCATGAAGACCCCGACGATGACGATTAAATTCTGAAAGGAAATCAAAATGAAAATTGAAATCAAAACCGGAAACGCTGCTTTTCATGACTGTGACGTGGAAAATGAATATGCCGACTACTACACCACGGCAGCTGAGCTTGACCGAATTTTCAGGCAGATAAGCAGAGATGTAGCCGAAGGGGCAACAGACGGCTTGGTGATAGACAGCAACGGAAACATATGCGGAGAGTGGGGGATCTGAAATGAAAATGATTTTTGTTGTGGTTGTCACTGCCGAAAACGGAAAGTATTTCGCCTTCGCCGACACGATAGCGACGGGTAATAACTTAATCGCCATACTTAAAAGATACAACGCTGATATATGCCATTTATGCGAAAGCCGTAGAGAGGCGGAGGAACTGGCGCGAAAATGGAATGAGGCGTATAGACAAAACGGTACAAACTTATTTTAAATCAGAAAGGGAATCAAAATGGAATTGAGATTTGCAATCACAACTGTAATTGAAATTGCCTTCGTCGTCGCGTTTTTGTATGCGCTGTGGCACGAGGGTAAAATTATAGCTTTCGAGGAACGGATGGAGGATGCCGTAGCTCGATGGCTTGCGAAGAAAATCATAAACAGAAGGAGGAGAGCTGCGGTTGACAGAAGAAGACAGAATGAAAAGGTTCGTTAAACACAAAATCAAAGTCCTAAAGGAATTGGGTGTGAGTTTGACAACCGAAGATGAAAAGCGTTTGGCGACGGCTTCCAGTTATATCGCTGTAGATAATATGGCGAGAACGATGATTCAGAAATTAAATTGAAATTCAGGAGGAAAATGAAATGAGATTTCGGGTTGGAGATCGGGTAAGAGCTATCCAAAATATATATGGTTTTGAGATTAATTCGCTTACCGGAACAATAGCTGTAACATCAGAAGACCGTATAGGGGTGGCTTTTGATTCTTATGTATCGGGCGCACATAGTCTTAATGGACGATGCGAAAATGGTTGTGGGTTATGGGTTGGTAAAAATGATTTGGAGCTTATTGGTAGATCAGCGCCCGAACCGACGCTCAAGAAATGCAACGAGCGAGAAACATTAACTTTTGCAACGCCGGAGCAGATCGTCGAAACTGTAAACAAAACGGAAATCGGATCGACCTTTGCAATCAATGGACTTAGGGTAGTTGTGGTTGAACGAAACAATGGGTTAGCGTGGTGTATTTCAGAGCCGATTCGGTGGGAAAACGAGTTGTTTGACTCGTTTTTGGCACAGTATCATTCTATCATGGTGGACTATGATTGGAGTATGGAGGATTTTGGAGATGATAAGGAATATCTTTCGCGAAAAGGAAAAGCGTTTCCGATATCTCTTAATGATTGGCGAAAACATTGGGACAAGATGGGTGGTTTCAAGATAGTGAATTCTATTTATAATCCTATTCGTCTCTCGACTGGATTAAAAAATACGCCATTTGTTGTGCGAGATATTCATTCGCGTCGAGTCGACGCGGGCTTGTTTAGCAGTAATCTTAATGTATGGAATAACACAACTTGCGTTAAGTTTGCTATCAAGGAGGAAATCTAAATGGAAAACAGTTTCAAGGTTGGCGATAGAGTTAGGTGTATAAAGGACGTTGAATTTTATCCATCGGGAGGAAAGCTTGGAACGATCTGTAATGTGTGTAGTTCGTATATAGGCGTGGCTTTCGATGAAGAGATTTCAGGACATACTTGTAACGGGATTTGCGCAGACGGACATGGTCTTTGGTGTTTTGCAAGCGAGCTTATCCCCGCAGTCTTCAAGAAAGCGTCAGAAAGAGAATACATAACAGAAATATAATTTAAAAATCAGGAGGAATTTAAAATGTATTTTGAAAATGAAAATAAAAAGTTTATGGAAGAACATAATAGCTTTACGGCAGAGGTTGATTATTACACAGATCAGGTCGAGAAGATTTTCGATACTATCGGTATAGACCATGATTACACGATAAGCGGGATAAGAACCAATGTTAGCGCGTGGCTCAATGAGAAGGAGCCGGTATTTGAACTTCTGCGGAAGCATCCTATGTGGAATGAAAAAGCAAAGGCAATTGTGTTTCTTAGAGATGAAATACGCTCGGCAGACATGGGTAAATTTATAGGCGACCTTAAAAAACTTGAGATGTACATCAACAAAAAGACGGGCGAATATGGAATTAATTATAATCCCATAGTAACCAATGCTCTTGATGCAATTTCAGAAAGTGCGGCGAGGGAAATTAGCGAAGAAGAGGCTGAAAAGATAAACAAGATCGGTTACTACAAGGAAATTCGTTCCGGAATGAAACGAAGCCGTGTTATTAATAACATATTTAAAGAATACCCCGTTGGCGACGATTACAAATTCGACGCAACGGGGCTTGTTGACCCTCACGAAAACGGTGACAGAAATTATGACAGCTACAACAAGAGATTTGCTGTTGTTGCCGATGACACGAATCCGCTCAAGATTAAGCGCATAACAGTTTTAAGTGCGAATATTTGTGATTTCCTTCTGATGTCAAACGGAAATTCGTGGAGCAGTTGTCACTTTATTAACAGCAGCGGTGCATATCAGGGATGTTATAAGGCGGGAACGCTGAGTTATGCTAACGACGGCACGAGTATGATTTTCTATACACTCCCCGAATCTTATATGGGCGACGAGTGGTTTATGGAAGGGAAAATTACTCGCCAGCTCTTCTTTTACCAGAACGGTCTACTTCTACAGTCCCGTCTGTACCCGAAGGGCGGAGATTCAACCGGCGAAAATTATCGCGATTATAGAGCTGTTGTTCAGGATATTATGTCAACTTGTCTTGAAGTACCGAATCTGTGGAAGAAAGTAGATTGCGATTGGGACGAGCTTATAACAACCCACGACAATAGTTTTCATTACCGCGATTACGACGAGTTCCCCGACGAATGTGTTTTTACATACAACAAGGAAATGGAATCAAAAATCAATTCGGGTTTGTATATTGGCGGAGATTCTTATTGTGTTGATTGCGGCGACTTGATGAGCACTTATGACGACAAAGAGAGTGAGTTGCAGTGTGTTGACTGTTGTGAAGGAAATCGTTGTTCTCGTTGTGGTTGCTCGTTTGCCGATGAAGACAATCTGTACGAAATAGACGGAGAACTCTATTGTGAGGACTGTTGCTTCTGGTGTGAAGTTCATGAGCAGTGGGAAATTAGGTATGATTATAGGGATAACGACCTCGCTAAGAGAGATGTCTATATAAACGGAGAGTCTTACACGATGTGTAGTGACGCTTTCGACGAGAATGTGGTGTACTGCGAGAGATGCGGTAACTACGAGTGGGAAGACGAAGCTCATTCTGTGGACGACACCTGTATGTGTAGAAGCTGCTATGAGGAATATATGGAAGAGAAAGCTGAGGAGGAAAACGAAAATGAAGTTGCTTAACATATTTAAATTCCCGCAGGACAAGCTCAAGGCGGCGTTGGTTTGTCATCTTAGAGACAGGGGGTATTCACCAATAGTAGGAGACGGGTTTGTGTATGCCGAGGGCGAAATTCCGGTTCTGCTTGTCGCTCACATGGACACGGTACATAAGCACACGCCGGATATCATCTGTATGTCCGATGATAAAAGCATAATGATGTCTCCGTTCGGAATAGGTGGAGACGACAGATGCGGAGTTACGATGATTCTTGAGGTTATCAAGGATCTCCGGTGTCATGTGCTTTTTACGGAGGATGAGGAAGTCGGCGGTATCGGAGCGGGAAAATTTTGCAAAAGCGAAATCAAACCGGAAGTGAATTTTATTATTGAGTTTGATCGAGCAAACGAAAACGACGCAGTTTATTATCAGCTCGATAACGAGGTATTTGCTGAAACGGTAGAGAAGTATGGTTTTGTAAGAGATTATGGTTCTTATTCGGATATCGTAGATATAGCGCCTACACTCGGGTGCGCTGCCGTTAATTTGTCGTGTGGATATTATAACGCTCACACTCAGCACGAATTTGTTTCTATCCCGCAAATGTACGCACAGGTTGAGAGAGCAAAGAAGCTTATAACAAATGAGTGTAACAATTTCTTCGAATGGAAGGAGTTCGTGCGCGATAGAAGTTGGGATAGCGGAAATTGGTGCTACGGCGGATGGTACGATAATTATGACTACTATGACAGCAAAAACAAATCCAAATCTAAGAGTAAAGTTAAGCCTGTGTCCAAGGAAGTGTCACTTATACCAGACGACGCATACCTTCAATCGTCAGACGGTGACTGGATTGAAGTTGGAGAGGAGATAGATGATTTCTTTGTGGATGATTCGGGAACGGTATATGTATACGACTCCGAATACTTAATGGTAATTCCGTTGTTTGAATATGTGGCGATAAGCGCAAATGGAGTGCCTTGTAAAATGGATCCGGACAACAGTTTTGTGGTTGAGGTTGAAGGATAAAAGGAAAGGAAACTGAAAATGAAAAATGGTTTAACAATCAAAGATGCGACTGAGCGCTGGGTTCACGAAATGAACGCTATCCCGCAGGGCATGATTGAAAAGATGATGGAAGCAGATATTGATGATTGGAGAGAAGTTACATTGCCGAGCATCGGCGATCAAGTGTATGTCTACGACTTGCCGGACGAAACGGACACTCTGGAGCACTCCGGCAAGCTTCAGAGCTACGACGAGGAAACCGACCTCTGGTGCGTCAAGCTCTATGACGGAACGATAGTATCCGTCGATGTGGACAACTTTGAGGTCGAGTACGATGATACTCTTCCGATGTGGGGTACAATGTGGTCGTTTGGCGACTCCGCAGATGATTGGTGGCTTGAAGAAGGAAATGGAATCAAAATCATGTCGGAGTGCGGGTTTAGAATTTACGAATCTGATGAGTTCGGATATTTCTTTGGCATAGACGGAGCGGGCTACGATTTCTACGATGCACACTGGATTCCGCTCTATAAGGCAAGAGGGCTTCAATGGCACGACCCAGTAGCGGAGCAGGAATACCAAATGTTAAGCAAAGGGTATAAGAAAGAAAAATTGGGCGCGAATACATACTGGATGGACAAAAATAATAATGTAATTGAAGAAGTAATCAAAGACTATTTTAACTTTTCTTACAAGGAGGAATTTTAAAATGGGATGGACAAGTTATCACGCGTCGTTCTATAAGAACGGCAAAATAGATAGAAAAGCAGAGTGCGACAGCATAATGAATTGCGATATGGTAGGCAACAAGGGGAGATATGAAGTGCTCAAATCTGCTATGGTAGGCTCCACTTACTATGCCGCTGTAAAGAAAACCATTTTCAAAACGGGAGCCAAGCCCGAAAAGGAAAGTGTTTTTGGAGTGGTAATGCTCACGTCCGTTAACAACAAAGACTATTTTAACTTTTCTTACAAGGATATGGATGAGAGCGCTGGTCCCGGTTACTATGATTGTCCGAAAGGAATACTTGATATGCTTACCCCTACGGAGTGTGAGTGGGCAAAGGAATGGCGAGAGCGCTGCTATGAGAATATAAAAAAGAAAAAGAGTCCAGACGCACTCAGCAATCTGCCAAAAAGAAAAAATTTAACGAGTCAAGGTGGGCCAAATGGTGAAAGGAGGATAAGCATGACATGTGCACAAAAAGAAGAGAGATGCAGAAGTTGCTATTATTATAATGAATCATCCAATTGGTGTTGGCCTTGTGATGAATGCGCAGGTGCAATAGCGACACTTGTTAAACCAACAAAAGATTATTTCAAAAAGTCAAAGGTGGGTTAAATAGAATATACATATGTGCCGGTAAACAGAATCCCTAAAAACTATGAAGTAATAAGAAGAGGCGCGTAACCATGTTTGATTGTCGATAATATTAATTCAAAAAGGAGGATTAAAATGCCAAATTGGGTAACAAATCGAATTGTGTTTCACGGAAATCAGGAGAATATAGACAGGGTTTTTCAGTACATAAAAGGAAATGGGTCTAAAATCGACTTCAACAAAATTATTCCAATGCCCGACAACATTTATCGCGGTGATTTAGACAAGAGAGCGATGGAGCTGTACGGCTCAAATAATTGGTATGATTGGAGTGTGGCGAATTGGGGCACGAAATGGAACGCGCAACACTCCTCATTCAACAACAAGAATACGCTGTGGTTTGATACGGCGTGGAGCTGCCCTATACCCGTACTCAATAAGCTTGCAGAAATATGTTGCATAAACGATGTTAGGTTTGAAGGGGAATGGGCTGATGAGGATTGCGGTTGTAATGTTGGTGTGTTTTGGAGCGACAACTGTGTAGATAAAAACTGTGATTTTTATTATAAACCCATAGACGACAATACAGACGAAGCATATGACATATATGTAAAACTCAAAGGCGAGAGTGATTGTATGGGTAAGGACGGCGATGGACATTGGATTCGTTACGATTGTGATACTTGCCCAAACAAAGACAAATGCTGAAACAAAAAAATAAACAGAAAGAGACTGGAGGAGAATGAATGATGATATCGAACAAGAAGTGGATCGACTTTCTGCCAGAAGATGTGTACCAGCGCTTAGCAAACTGCAATAGCGTGAAGTCCGACATTCCGGCGCTTGTGGATGCCAAGTGGCGCGGATATAGGGAACTTGGTAAAGACAAGTGCGGGTTTACCAAGGAAGATGCACTGATTTCTGTTCTTGAATTGCTGGACTGTAACAGTTGTGATATAGAGCTGACGAGTGACGAGTATCAAGAGATGAAAAGATAATCTCGCGAGTCAAATGCACAAAAATGAAAAATAACAAATAGAAAGGAATTGAATTTGAAATGAAATTAAAATTTGATTTAGGAATGCAGGTCATGACGCAGGGTATAGCAAATATACTCGGTGACGGTAAAATTTGCGAGGAGCTGCTTGACGCTTTCGGGCGATACACAAAGTGCGATTGGGGTGATATCCCCGAAGAGGACAAGGCTTTAAACGACGAGGCGGTTCGGGTAGGCGATGGACGAACGCTCGCCGCATATAACACAAGTAAGGGCGAGATTTGGATAATCACAGACTTCGGCGACGAGGGTAATGTGACGACCATGCTGTTGCCGGAGGAGTATTGAAATGAAATTAGACACACTAAGGTGTTCTGATGTAGTTGTAGTTATGGGTGACAGTATGCTCATAGTAGATTTTATTTAAGAAAGGAGAACGAAATGGAATATCTTGTACAGTTCAACTATTCGGGACGAGTTACATATGAGATTGAAGCAGACGACGAAGAGACGGCGAAGAGAGAAGCTGCTAATAGGTGGTCGGTTTGGGTGTCGGCAGACGCGGTGGGGCACAATCCCGAGTTTGCGTATGCGGATATTAAGTATGACACTATGACGGCTGAACGGCTAATAGACGGTGATGTAACTGATTAAGATTTGGAGGTAAATGAAAATGAATTTTGAAACATATGAAAAGTGTAGAACCATAGAAGCAATAGATAGAGTGTTAGACTTTATGGGAACAGATGAGTTCCGAAAAGCCAGAGAAGCCACCGAGAACTGGTGTGGTGATGTGTACGAGTGTAAGGCGACGCTTGATGATATAAAAACGCTTCTTAAGGATGAGATAGAATAAGAAAGGAAAACAAAAATGTATAAACTTGACTTTTACACAGCGATATCTAACAGAAACGACCCTAAGACCCTTAATCACTTTGAGCGGGTCAGCGGTTATGGACAGGTAGTAAGAACTCCACGAGGAAGAGAAATCGAATTTGGTTTTGATAAGCGGAGTGACGGATGGTATGTAACCGATGTTGCTTCCGGTATGAGGATTCCTAAAAAATATGACACAAGAATGAAAGCGCTCGCCGCTCTTAACGCAGAGCTGCTTAGTAAGGTTGATAAGGTAGTAGAGAGTAATACATACAAGGCTGTGGTGAAAGCTCTTAGCGAATTTAAAACAAATTCGGAGGTAGCGTGATATGACGGTGTATGAAGTGTTGGAAACATATTGCAAAAACTGCGCACACAACGGTAATTGTTGGAAGCCGTGTGCGGCGGCGACATCGGCGGTGATGAGCGACGAAAAGGTGAAAGCAAAGACGGTGGTGAGTTTATGATACTGAATACGACATATTGCAGACGAGCTTTTACCGGCGTGTATTGTGAGCATATGGACGGGAATGTGTGTGTTAGACAATCCGGCGAGTGTGAGTTTCAGTACGGAGCGGGTAGACGACGAGAAAATGAAGTCCAGAAGGAATTGGATTCTGATTTAAAAAAACGAAAATAAAAGGAGAATGTAAATGAATATCAAAGTAAAAATCTGTGATAAAGCTATCGAGCTTATTGATCTGCTGGCTAATATGCCGCTCGCTGATGATGAATTTGTTGATGAGATAATAGACGGTATTCGGTACAACGAGCCGTACCGAATAGAAGCAATTAGAGATGAGGTACAGAATGGCTGAAGAAATATAGGATATCCGCAATAGTAAAAAATAATATGGGAGAGGAAGATTAAAATAATTAAGAGAGGAGAAATCTACTTGGTTTCGCTGGACGGAGTGGGGTCTGAACAACGGAACACAAGACCTGCGATTATAGTGCAAAACGATGTGGGAAATGCCCACTCGCCGACGACGGTTATTGTACCTTTATCAACAAAAATAAAACCGTCTATGGCGACGACGCACGTCAAAATAACAAGTGAGCAGGGCGTAAGAGATGAATCAGAAGCGTTATGTGAACAACTGAGAGTGGTAGACAAATCGAGATTAGGAAGGAGAGTGGGTAAAATCACTGACGAATCGGTTATGACGGATATAACAAGAAAAATAAAAGTAGTGTGCGGCTGTTAATTGGAGGGAAAAATGGAACATCAAACAGTAGTAGCAAAAACGAAAAATGGAGATGAGTTTGTGGCTTGTTCCGGTATCGGAAGCAAGCTCTGCTCAATACATAGCTGCGAGTCGTGTCCTAAGATGAAATCAATTCGGGACAGCGCAAATAAGCTTGGATATGCCGGAAAAGGAAATGACTTTGCAGAGCTATTAAATTATCTATTCGATAAGGAGTGTGAACAGTTTGGAAATTATGCTGTTGTGGAGGTGTGTATGTCAGATTGACTCAATTCAAAGTAAAAGAGTTCAAGAGAATTTTACGGGATAACGGCTATAAGGAGGTGAGGTGTTGCGGTAGCCATCAAACTTGGAGCAATGGTGCAAGCAAAATTACTTTGCCGACGGTTAAGCTGAGTCCTGTTATAGCGGCTCGACTCATAAAGGAAAATGATTTGAGTGTCCGATAAAAGTGACAACTTACAACTGGAAAAAATTCCCTGTTGACAAGAGAATTTTTTTGGACTATAATAAAAAATGCAAGCGGAACAAATGTTCGATTAAAGTTCGATTAATGAAAGGAGAAATTTGTAAAATGGGATTTTTGGGTTCATTTCTTGGTCTGATTGGTGCTTCGGCGGTGTTTGTTGGAGCCGATGTTAAAGAGCGTTGGGACGAAATAGATAGAGAGCGGCAGCGCATTGCGGCAAATCCCGCACCGCCTCCGGAGATGAGGGGAAATTTAAGAGATAAATATGAATCTGAATGGCACAGAGGCGATAACACTCACTTCCCGGAAGAATATCTTCCTGCTCTTGAGAGCGATCCAGAGGTACTTTACTGGTGGATTGAGCTTCTTGCAGAGCGTGAGATAAGGCGTCAGGGTTATCGCGGTTATCCTATCAGTATTCAGGGCAATTTCAATCGAGTGTATAATGCTTGGAAGGAGCGTCAGAATTGGGTCAGATAACCAGTGTTGATGTTAATAAAGATATACTTATTGATAGTCTGAAAGCCCAGAACGTAAGACTAAAAAAGCTCCTCCGCGAAACAGCAGAAGAGCGAGACAGATATAAATCCTTGTGGGAAACAAATCGGGTTCAAAATGAATTTTCAGAAAAGGAGCGAAAAGCAAATCGGCGATTAGAACAAGAGAAAAAGCAAGAGCGGTTGCTGTCCGGTGTAAAATCGGACGGCGTTCCAATAGCTCATGCGGCGGATTCGATTCGTTCCTATGATGAAATGTGTGTTGTACTGGATAAGCTTAAAAACACAGGACGAATGGGAATACGAAACTGGGCTATGTTCCGTTGCGGCATTTGCTTCGGTCTTAGAGCAAGCGACCTCGTTAAATTAAAATGGGATTGGATCATGGACGACGACGGCGAGTTCAGAGACCGTATACCCGTAGTCGAGAGCAAGACATCTAAAATCAATCGGTGTTTCATTTCAGATGCGATAAAGGAAACGCTTACAGAATATCGCAAGTGGCTCGGCGGACGCAACTGTTCTCCCGATGATTATATCTTCTCGAAGAACAACGGCGGGAGACTACAGGAGCAAAGCTATTCACGATATCTCAAAAGCGCGGGAAAGGAAGCGGGGTTGCCGATACACATCTCGTCTCACACCATGAGGAAATCATTTGCCAATATAGTGCTGTGTTGTCACGACGGCGGTGCGAATGATTATGCTATGAGAGATTTACAGGGTATGCTCGGACATTCAGATGTAAGAATTACGATGAGCTACCTCAAAGACACAATCCTCAGATACGACGAAGCAAGAAAGGCGGTATCAGATTTCGTCCTCGGAAAGACAGACATAAACGAGCTGGTTACTTCAAAACAGGTCTCCAATAATGAAATTTACGAGCTTTGCAAAGAAATGTTCGAAAAACAAGTTGCGTAAATTATTTTTATAGTTTTTGGTAAATCAACAAAGTGAGGTGATATACTTGACTCGTAAGAACAAGAGAGCACTCGCGAGAGCTGCTCGATACATAAACGATAGGGTCGAATTTGCAAACGACATCTTAGATGACGAAGAGGATCGACTCGATGGTTGGGCGGAGAATCTGAAGGGTTCTCAAAAACATATGGACGCAGAAGACTTTGTGGAAGATATCCGCGAACAGTTTGATATAATAACTGATGCGGTAGAAGAAATACGGTCTTTGTGCGGAATAGAAGACTAAAAAAAAGAAGACTCCCCACGAAAGGGTAAAAGCGTTTGGCGACGGCTTCCCAATTCGATGAGGAGGAACGACATTCGTATGCTCTTATACTAAGCACTGGCGTGTTTTTATAGGGGCATAGTCCTGCCATTGTCATTATAACACAAGGGCGGTTGAATGTCAACGAGAAAATAGGAGGAATTTATTATGCAGAAACCTAAAATTGTTTACATTGCTGTTGACGACGACGATTATGAGCTTCCATTTGCTATGGGCGACACAATGCGAGAGCTCGCCGAAGAGATTGGCGTCTCTACTTGGGATATATGGAACTGCGTCAAGAATCGGGGGCGCAGTACAGCGCCTTTCAATCATACATATCGTGTCGAGAAAGTTAGACTTGCCTCTGATATGGAGGACATACTCGACTTTGGCACGGACAGAGACATTTACAACATAACAATTAATGCCTATGTATAAGTCAAATTCAAAAATAATAAAAGGTCTTTCGTTTGCTCTGGTGCTGAGCATAGGAGCGTTTCTTATGGTCGGTAATGCCTTGCCGGTAGAAGCTCCGAGCGCAGAGGTAATTGAAATCGAAACTGAAAACGAATCGGTTTTGGATTTGAAAACGGAAATTGAATCCGAAACAGAAATCGCCTCTACCACAGAGCAACAAAGACCCGCCGATTCAAAGACAAAATATGACGATATAATCACCGAGATTGCCGAGAAGTACGGTGTCTCGGTGGCTCTTATCAAGGCGGTTATCAAAACGGAAAGCAATTTTAATCCGACTTTGATTAGCGCAACCAACGACTACGGTTTGATGCAAATCAACGCTTGTAATGTATCGTGGCTTCAAGACGAACTCGGGGTTACAGATTTGTTCGACCCAGTACAGAACATCGAAAGTGGCGTGTACATCCTTAGTGGGTATCTGAAGCGCTATTCACTTGCAGATGCGCTGATGGCTTACAACTGCGGCGAGGGTGGAGCAAAACGCCTATGGAAACAGGATATTCACTCTACTCACTACACGAAAAGGGTATTGGAAAACTTGGATGAATTTGGAGGACTTTATGAATAGACATAAATGTTTTGCGGACAGAGGAAGCTGTTGCGCTGTGCTTACAGAAAAGCTGTGCGAATATGGCGGGTGTCGGTTCTACAAGACCGAACAGCAACTCTACAACGAAAGGCAGTTTGTAGACAGATACATACAGAAGAAATACGGAGTTAGCCGTAGGGAATATGTGAGAAACAAATATGGCAGTGAGCTTTTGAGGTATAGGAGGAGAAGAAATGAGGAAGTCTAAGCTTCTCACTCTAATAGCTCACGAGGTTGTGCCTCGGAAATGTGTAAACAACATGAAGCTTGTCGGCTATGTTGCTCGGTGCAGTCAGTGTGGCGAACCAATAGCAATCTACTATAAACTCGACGACGAGCTGAGGGTTTCGGTTTTGCCAAGATTCAAAAGATTTGCAGAGGAAATCGAAAAGAAAATCAGGCTATTCAACTTTTCCGGGTGTCTGAATGGTTCATAAGCACAAAAAGCCATAAAAGGAGGTGAGCCACCTTGAAAGTACATAAAGGTTACAAGTTCAAACTTGAACCTACAGAGGAGCAGAAAATAAAAATCAATAAAACGCTTGGCTGCTGCCGCTTTATATATAACTCTATGTTAGATAGACGCATAAAAGCCTATAAGCGGCGTGGCGAAAGCATGAGCTATATCGACACGCAGAATTTACTTCCAAAGATGAAGCGATATCTACCGTGGCTTACCGAAGTAGATAGTCAAGCTCTTAAATATAGCTGTCGTCAATTGGACGATTCCTATAAAGGTTTCTTCAAAAGCGGAAAAGGCTTCCCAAACTTCAAACGTAAAAGAGGAGAAGAAGCCTACACAACCACCAATCCAAAAGGCATCAAGGTAGACGATAAATACATTCAGCTCCCAACGCTTGGAAAAGTACGCTACCGCAAAAGCCGCGACATCGAAGGTAAAATTTGCAAGGCAACCGTTCGCCGCTCTGCAAGCGGCAAATTCTATGTAAGCATTCTTTGTGAAGTAGAGGTCGTGCCGCTCCCTGTTACGGATACTGCTATTGGTTTGGATGTTGGTATCAAATCCTTTGCTGTTGATAGCAACGGTAATGAGCACCCGAACCATAAATACCTCAAGGAAGCAGAAGCCAAACTCAAACGCGAGCAGAAAAAGCTGTCTCGCAAAAAGAGGGGCTCTGCCAACTGGGAAAAGCAGCGTATCAAAGTGGCTCGCTGTCACGAAAAAGTAACCAACAAACGAAAAGATACCATACATAAGTTGTCATCCACGCTGGTGAAAGAAAACCAAATCATTTGCGTGGAAGACCTTAACATCAAGGGTATGATTCGTAATCACAACCTTGCAAAAAGCATCTCCGATGCTGCTTGGGGAGAATTCTTCCGTCAACTTGAGTATAAAGCTCAATGGGTTGGTCGAGTTATCGTTAAAGTGCCGACCTATTATCCAAGCAGCCAGACCTGCTCTTGCTGTGGCTACCAAAACGAAGAGGTAAAAAACCTCAATGTTCGGCATTGGGTCTGCCATCAGTGTGGCACATTACATGACAGGGATAAAAACGCAGCAGATAATATTCTAAAGAAAGGAATGGACATGCTGGCTATGCCAGCCGCTTCATAAAGCACAGATAGCGGTACGGTCAGGACGACCGAATCCGGGCGTTAAGCCAAAAAGTCTGTGGAGAGTGAGCCTCTATCAAGGGCTACGGTCTGCGGTAAGTTTGCTCCGTGAAGCAGAAATCCATACTGTTTTGCGGGTGTTCCCGCAAAAAGTTGGAGGTCCGAGCTTGGAAATGTTAGAGCGCTTGAAATCGACGGCGAGCCGTATTTTATCGGTAAGGATGTAGCAACGGCTCTGGGATATACGAACACCCAAAAGGCTATTCGCGACCATGTTGACAACGAAGATAAGCTGACAGAACGAATCGTTCTGTCAGGTCAGAACCGCGAAGTAGTCTTTATCAACGAGTCTGGTCTTTACAGTCTTATCCTCTCAAGCAAGCTCCCGAAAGCAAAAGAGTTCAAGCATTGGATAACCGCCGAAGTCCTGCCTGTTATCCGTAAGACAGGTGGCTATGTGAACGACACGAAGCAGTTCGTCGATTACTACTTTGCGGACTGCAATACATATGGGCGAGAAGCTATTGCGCTTATGCTTAACGAAACAAAACGAATGGCAAATCAGTTAAAAGCTCAGGCTCCGAAGGTGCTGTTCGCTGAGGCTGTAGAAAGCTCGAAGACATCTATTCCAGTCGGCGACCTTGCGAAGCTTATAAAGCAGAACGGCGTCGATATTGGGCAGAATCGTCTCTTCTCGTGGCTGAGAATGAATGATTACCTGATAAAGTCGGGCGATAGCAAGAATATGCCGACGCAGAAGTCTATGGACTTAGGTCTGTTCGAGGTTAAGATATCGGCTTTCTACAGACCTGATGGCACGGTGGATATCTCGAAGACGCCGAAAGTCACAGGTAAAGGTCAGACCTACCTTATTAATAAATTCTTGTCGAGTTTGAAGGGGGCGTAAATTTAACCCAGAAGGAATTGGGTTTTGAAAGGTTAACCATGATAGACAGGTTTTATAATTTCGATTATAACAGATAATATCCTACAAATAGATGGTAGGGAACGACTGTCACTCGTCCGTGCCATGTGGGTTTTCCTTCTTTTTTGCAGGTATTGATAAGCTCAATTATAATAGATAATATCCTGCAAATTGAAGTGATCAACTCATAAGTTGACATATGCATTACTCCTTCCTTAGAGACTTGCGAGGTGCGAATAGCTGCGCTCGCTGTACCCCTATAAGTAATACTATTATGGTTGACCTTTTAAAGCCCAATTCCTTGCTTGATAAAATTAAAAGGAGCGCGAGTCAGTATAAAGAAAATTCTTATTGGCGGTAGTCCTTGCACAAAATGGAGTATCGCTCAGAAAAACGGAAGAGAAGTTTTGCCTAAAGGTGTCGGTTGGGAGCTATTCGAGAACTATCGGATGGCGAAAGAGAAATTCCAGCCCGACATCTTTTTATATGAGAATAACAAGTCGGCGGCTCAGCCCATAAAGGACGCGATTTACTCCGCTCTTGGTGGGGGCAAAGACTCATCGGTTCGGCTTACACACATAAACAGTGCGTTGGTTTCGGCACAACATCGTGAGAGGTTTTATGTTACGAATTTCGGTGATATAGAACAACTGGAAGACAAAGGAGTTTTACTTCACGATGTGCTTGAAAGCGGAGAAGATTTGTCTTGCCGCGAAAAGGCGTATACGCTCACAGCCAGCTATGGCGGAGCGGTAGCGTGGAACACCTTAGAGAGAAATCAACGAACGATGGTTGCAGAGCCAGTACGTATAGGAACTATAGAGAGCAATGTAAAGAATAAGTCGCACGACAGCAAACAATATCGTGTATATAGTTCCGACGGAAAAGCAACTACGCTTTGTGGACAAGGTGGCGGAGTTGGTGCAAAAACTGGATTATATGCTGTCCCTGTGGGCGGTAAAGGAAAGGAACTCCCCGTTTATGAGGTTAGAGACGGGCTTATAACCATCAAGGACAAACAATACCCGATTAAGCTCGCTGATGGCTATTACCTTATACGAAAGCTTACACCGTTAGAATGCGAGAGACTACAAACTCTTCCAGACGGTTATACGAGCGGAGTTAGTGATACTCAGCGATATCGTGCTATCGGCAATGGGTGGACGGCAGAGGTTATTATACATATTTTAAATCATGCTCTTAAAGATGTTTCGAGAGACGAAGAGCTTGTAGTCCTGTCACTTTACGACGGCATAGCAACAGGTAGGTACTGCTTAGATAAAATGGGGTTTAAAAATATTGAGTATTATGCTTATGAAATAGACCCCTATGCGCAAAAGATAGCGATGTCAAACTATCCCGATATCATCCAGTGTGGCGATGCCTTTCGGGTTAGGGATGATGATTGGAAAATTCCGGACTAAAAGGAATCGGGTTTTGATTTGAAAAATGAAAATAAAAAGGGGAGATGAAATGGCTCAGGATTGGAGTGGCGATGCAAACTCTGTGTACAAAATTATCGGGGCGTCTAACCACTCAAACAAAAACAGGGTAGACGACGATTATTACGCGACTGACCCGAAGGCAGTTGAAGAGCTGCTGAAAAGAGAGAAATTTTCTCACTATGTGTGGGAACCTTGTTGTGGTGGAGGACACATATCAAAAGTGTTGGAAGCTCATGGCTACGACGTTCTGTCGAGTGACATTGTGGATAGGGGTTATCCGAATACATGTGTGGCGAATTTTTTGAGGACCAAACCTCATCCCACGAAGTATATACCACGCGACATTATCACGAACCCGCCGTACAAATATGCCAAGGAATTTATAGAGAAAGCCTTAAAGTTATCTATGGATTCAACTAAAATAGCTATGTTCCTCAAGGTCACATTTCTTAAGGGCAAGGCAAGACGGGAATTGTTTGATAAAGCTCCACCGAAATATGTGTATGTATTCTCCGGTAGAGTGAACTGTGCTAAGAACGGCGACTTTAGTAAAGCTGAGTCGAGCGCTGTGGCGTATGCGTGGTTTGTTTGGGAAAAGGGGTTCAAGGGCGAACCGAAAATTAGATGGATTTAACACGCCGAAAGCAAGAAATCCCCCTCTTCTATAAGTGGTGGGATGAATTGCGGCAAACTTTTATTGTATATATAGACGGGACAACCGTAAATGATGAAAGAAGGGAGTGATCCGTATGGCAAACAGAGCATATAAATTCCGAATATACCCGAATGCCGAGCAACGAGAGTTGTTTGCTAAGACATTCGGCTGTGTCCGATTTATCTATAATCGTATGCTTGCGGATAAAATTAAGCATTATGAGAATACTGGGTTGAAGCTTAGCAATACTCCCGCCCAGTATAAAGACGAATTTGCGTGGTTGAAGGAGGTTGACAGTCTTGCTCTTGCTAACGCACAGATGAATCTTCAGGCGGCTTACAACAACTTCTTTCGAGATAAGAAAGTCGGATTTCCGAAGTTCAAGAGTAAAAAGACTCACCATCACTCGTATACAACAAACAATCAAAAAGGGACAGTTGCACTTATTGGCGGCAAGCTGAAACTACCAAAAGTCGGTATCGTGAAGATTAAACAGCACAGACAAATTCCTGAAAACCAAAGGATAAAGTCTGCGACGATTTCTCGGGAGCCGTCCGGAAAGTACTTTGTTTCAGTTCTCGTTGAATACGATTATGAAACACCCGAAAGACATTTAGACAAAACGAGGGCGTTGGGGTTGGACTATTCAAGTCATAGTTTCTACGTCGATAGCCAAGGCAGAGAGGCTGACTACCCGAAGTTTTACCGCAACGCTCAAAACGTTTTAGCCAAAGAACAACGAAAGTTGAGCTTGATGAAATATGGGAGCAATAATTACGAAAAGCAACGAGTAAAAGTTGCATCCATACAGGAGCACATTGCTAACCAGCGTAAAGACTGGGTACATAAGCTCTCCCGACATCTTGCAGACACTTACGACATCATCTGTGTGGAAGATATAAATCTACAAGGAATGGCTCAGTGCCTTACCCTCGGTAAATCTACGAATGATAACGGTTTCGGGATGTTCCGTGATATACTCAAGTATAAATTAGAGGAACAAGGGAAACGGTTGGTTAAGATAGATAGGTGGTTTCCGTCCAGCAAGATGTGTCACGTCTGTGGCTGTATAAACGAAAATCTAAAATTATCTGACCGTGTGTGGACGTGTAGTTGTGGAGAGGTTCTCAACCGAGACCATAACGCCGCAATAAACATATTAAACACCGGATTAAACCAAATAGACTAAAACAAATCTGAACCGTGGGACACACGGAGTTAGCTCGTTGATACTTAGTCCGTTAGGACTATTGAGCGAGAAGCCCCCGCCTCTATGCATAGCATAGGCGGCGGGGGTATGTCACACCAAGGAGGAAATCAAATGATATTTAAAGGAGGAAATCAAATGATATTTAATATTGTAATGATAGTTATAGCTGTGGTTCTCACGGCTGTAGGTGCGATTTTAGCTTACAAAGAGATAGAATACGGAGACGACATTCCGGTGGCAATTCCTATAGTAAGTTTGGTGTTGGCGATATGTCTGTTCGTACTCTCAGCTTCAGCGGCTATTGTGCCGACCGGATATACGGGAGTGAGAACGACGCTCGGTCAGATAAGCGACCAGCCTGTACACAGTGGTTTCAACTGGAAAGTGCCCATTGTTCAGAGCATAAAGCTCGTAAATAACAAACAGCAGGACGCACAGTTCGGCGGTGACAAAATCTGGTCGGAGACTGGAAGCAGAACAGCAATTTACTACGCAGACGTGACCGTTACTTATCAGATTAACCCCGATAGATCGGCGTGGATCTACGCTAATGTCTCGGACTACAAGAACTCTCTGGTGTCCGAAAACATAGTTGCTTCGGCTATTAAATCCAGTAGCAAAGTGCTTAGCGATACCGACGCGACGAACCGCTCGATAGTTGAACCGCTGATAATGAAAAATCTTCAGGCTTCTATAGACGAGAAGTACGGCGAGGATGTTGTTGCGATACTCAAAGTGACGGTAAACGACATTGACTTTGACGAGTCATATCAGGCGGCGATAGCATCAAAACAACAGGCTCAGCTTGCGGCAGAACAGCAGGAAATCGAAAATAAAAAGGCTGTGGATAAGGCAAAGGCAGACGCAGAGGCGAAGCTTATAAAATCTAAGGCTGAAGCCGAAGCAAATGACACTCTTGAGAAGTCTCTGACGGATAAGATTCTTAAAGAAAAATATATAGAGAAGTGGGACGGAAAGCTCCCGAGTGTGATGACCGGCGACGATGGAAGTTCGATAATGATTCAAAAGTAAGGAGGGAATGAATGAGGGTATTACTGTTGTTGCGCGGTAGTGCTGGGTGTGGTAAGTCAACATGGATTGAACAAAATGGACTTGAACCCTATACACTATCCGCCGACGAGATAAGGTTGATGTACGTCTCGCCCACTTTAAATGTTTGTGGCAAAGAGTGTATAAGTCAGTCGAATGACACTAAGGTCTGGAAGACACTCTTTCAGATTCTTGAGTCTCGAATGGAGCGAGGAGAGTTCACCGTTATTGACGCGACGAACTCCAAAACTTCCGAGATGAAGCGCTATGCGGAACTTTGTAACCGTTATCGCTATAGGATTTATTGTGTAGACTTCACCGACATTCCTATTGAGGAAACCAAAAGGCGAAATAAAATGCGACCTATAGTCAAACAGGTTCCTGAAACGGTAATCGACAATATGTACGCTCGTTTCGCTACTCAGAAAATTCCGTCGGGGATAACCGTTATAAAACCGGATGAACTTTCAAGGGTGTGGTTCAAACCTATGGATGTTTCGGAATACGATGCGGTTCACTTTGTTGGAGATGTTCATGGCTGCTATACGGCACTCAAAGAAGCAATCGGGGATGTAACTGAGAAACCTAATGAGCTGTTTGTGTTCTGCGGAGACTATACTGACAGAGGAGTTGAAAATGCAGAGGTAGTAAAGGAGCTTCTTCGCATCTATAAAGAACCGAATGTATATCTCATAGAGGGAAATCATGAGAAACATATGTGGGTTTGGGCTAATGACGGAACTACCGGGTCAAAAGAGTTTGAGATGCATACAAGAGCTCAGCTCGAAAGCGCTTCTTTTACTAAAAAGGATGTTCGCAAACTTTACAGAAGTTTCGGGCAGTGCGCCTATTATATATATCGTGGCAAAACTATATTGGCTACACACGGTGGTCTTAGTACGTTGCCTAACAATCTCACGCTGGTAGCTACCGACCAAATGATTAAAGGCTCCGGGAATTATAGCGACGCCGATGTTGTTGATCAGTCTTTCTGTGAAAATACTGACGCTTATCAGGTGCATGGGCACAGAAATCTTAAAGGAAATCCCATTCAGACTTGCAGAGCCTTTAATCTTGAGGGGAATGTTGAGTTTGGAGGCTCTATAAGAGTTGTTAGTTTTGTTGGCAATGAGATAAAGGTGAGCGAGTTTAAAAACAATATATATTTACCGACTGAAGAGAGAATTGATTATACTGCAAAGATAAAAAAGAACGAGTCTGTTGCAGATGCTATTCTGGCTCTGAGAGGTAATAAGCAGGTAGTCGAGAAGCAGTTCGGTGATATCTCGTCTTTTAACTTCTCAAAACAGGCTTTCTTTGACAAGATATGGGATGAGCAGACGATTAGGGCACGAGGTTTGTATATCAACATTCCCAAAGGAAAAATAGTCGCAAGAGGCTATACAAAGTTCTTTAATGTAAACGAGCGACCGGAGACAAAGTTTGATATGTTACAGCACAAGCTTAAGTTTCCCGTAACTGCGTATGTTAAAGAAAACGGGTTTCTCGGGTTAGTTTCATATAACGAGATAGATGATTCGCTGTTTGTTACAACGAAATCTAATCCGGATGGTAATTATGCATCGTGGCTTAAAGAGATGATAGATAAGAAAATCCCTGTTGATACACAGCAGAAAATGAAAGAATTTTCAAGGGAGAACAATGTAACATTTGTGTTTGAGTGTACTGATATGCAGAGAGATCCACACATAATTGATTATCCGGAAAATCATCTTTTCTTGCTTGATATTGTTTACAACGAGTTGAAGTTCAAAAAGTTCGATTATGACGAGCTTATAAGTGTTGTAGACAAGTTCGGGCTCGAACACAAAGAGCAAGCTGTCGTAATTAACGATTGGCAGACATTCTTCGACTGGTATTACACGGTCACAGCACCTGATTATCTGTATAACAACAGGCATATAGAGGGATTTGTCGTCGAAGATGCCGACGGTTATATGGTTAAGCTTAAACTTGCTTACTATAATCTCTGGAAATACCTTCGCGGTATTTCCTACAAGGTTCTTAGACGCGGACATCTTGATGGCAAGGAAACTTCGTCTCTTACAACGCCATTAATGAATCAGTATTATGCGTGGCTTAAACGAATTTACGCAGAAACAGAGGATAAAGAGTCAATACCGCGTGATATCTGCTCGCTTAGAAAACTATTCTACGCATCGGACGAAGGAAGAAATTTTACAAAGGAGGGAAACGATAATGATTGACGCATTTCTTTTTAACATTCTTAATCTGATTGGTCTTTATGGTAAAGCAATTCTTGTGTTCATCGAGAAAATACTTGGACTGTAAAATCCAAATAAATAAAAATGAAAAGGGGTAAAACAAATGGGATTTCAGAAAGCAAAAAGAGAACAGATTTGGCTTAAGGTGCTGCTCGCGGGTCCAAGCGGAAGTGGCAAGACTTTTTCGGCGCTGAGACTGGCGAAGGGCATAGCCGCCGCTGCGGGTGGTAGAGTTGCCGCAATCGACACGGAGAATGGTCGTATAAGATATTACGCAAATGAGTTCGACTTCGACGACCTTCAGCTTCAGGCTCCGTATACTCCCGAGAAATACATTCAGGCTATTGAGGATGCGGTTGACGGCGGATATAAGACTCTTGTTATCGACAGCATAACTCATGAGTGGGATTACTGTGTTGATTATCACGACAAGATGCCGGGCAATTCTTATACCAACTGGGGTAAGGTAACTCCGAGACATGACGCCTTTATGGAAAAGGTTCTTCAGTCTCCCATACATATTATATCCACCGTTAGAGGCAAGGACACTTATGTTCTTGAGGATAGAAACGGAAAACAGGTTCCTAAGAAAGTTGGTATGGGCTACAAGCAGAGAGATAACACGGAGTACAACTACACTCTAACCTTTAATATCGCGCAGGACACCCACATAGCGGAAGCCCAGAAAGATAATACACACCTCTTCGAGGGCAGATACGATGTGCTGACCGAGCGCGACGGTAGGGCTCTGTTTGACTGGGCAAACGCTGGCGACGCTCCCGCTCCGAAGCCGGTTAATAAATCCGCCGCAGAGGAAGAGCTGGTTGCAGATGTTCCTGTGGTTGAGAAGGATAAGATAGAAATGGCTATAGACAGCATTAACAAACTCGCTAAAGAACTTGCAGACAGCGGTGTGGCGAAGAAAACGATTTCAGACACCATCAAGTCAGTTTCGGGTAGCGCGAACTACAATAAGATAACTGACTTTGAGGTAGCGACAGATGTTTACAAAGAGCTTGTAGTTCTTAGAAATAAGGAGGACTAATTTATGGTAGAGAATAATGTAACAATCATCGGCAGACTTACAGGCGACGTAGAGATAAGAACCGCCGGTAACACAGACAACAGAGTGGCGAATTTCACTGTGGCTGTTAATCGTCCCAAGAGAAAGGACGCAGAAGACGAAACAGATTTCATCCGTGTTAGGGCGTGGAACTCAACCGCCGATTTTATCGAAAAGTATTTCGGCAAGGGTTCTAAGATAGGTGTCAGAGGTTCCATTCGTACAGACTCGTATAAGAACAAGGACGGTGAGAACAGAAGCGTGACATATGTCCTTGCTGACGAGGTCTGCTTTATCGAGTCTAAGTCAACTTCCAACGGCGGCTCTGAACCGAAAGCGAAGGCGAGCACAAAGAAAGCAAATGTTGATGTCACTACTGACGACGACGATCTGCCGTTCTGATGAGACATATGGAAAAATACAGCTTTTCTAAGTTGTCTTCTTTCCATCAGTGTCCGCTGCAATATTGGTATACATATATAGCTCGTGAGCAGGGAGAAAATAATGCTTTCGCACAGTACGGAAGTTTCGTTCACTCCCTGCTCGAACGCTGGGGCAAAGATGAACTTGCCGAGTATGAGTTGCTGGGTGAATATGAAGATAAGTTCTTCGACCGTGTAACTCAGGAATTTCCACCCAACAAATACACCGACTTGAGTAAGAAATATTACGACGACGGCGTACAGTTTTTGTCAAACTTCGAGGGCGTGGATGCGAAAGAGATACTCGGTGTAGAAGAACACTTCGAGGAGCCAATTGCGGCGGCGGACGGAAGAGATAGCTTCATCATTCAGGGCTTTATAGACCTTATATACATAGACTCGGCGGGGCGGTTGGTAGTTCACGACTGGAAATCAAAAGCAAAATTTAAAAACCCCGCCGAGCAGAAGAAGTATGCGAGACAGTTATACATATATTCAATTTATGTTAAGCTGAGATATGGTAAGTTTCCCGATCTACTGAGATTCCATATGTTCCGTAACAGCAAAGATGTGGATATCAAGTTCAACATTGACGACTATTACGAAGCAATAAACTGGATGCAGGAGACGGTAAAGGAAATCCGGGATTGCGGTGAGTTTGAAAGCCGACCGGATGATTTTTATTGCCAATATCTGTGCGACATGAGACTAAAATGCTGTGGGGAGACGGCGACGAAGTAGCATAAAGTAAAGGAGGTTGATGATTTATACAGGTATTAAAAAGCGATATTCAAAGAGCGAAAGAGAAATTAGGGGATAGAAATGCTGAGATTATGGTTGAGTTGCTCGGTATTACGAACTGGAATCCCTCAAGAAGAGTCGGGTGTTGCCCGAACCCCGAACACATAGACAAGAATCCGTCGTGCTCGTATAACCCCAAGACTTATTCTTTTCATTGCTTTGCGTGTGGCTTTACCTGTGACATCATAGATGCCTATATCACATCCAAGAAGTGTACTTTTCTTGAAGCGTGTGAGATGCTTTTTGATGAGGCGGGTATACAGTATTCATTCGCAGAGCGCGGAACAAAAGACAGGGCATACAAATACCCTAAGCCCAAGTATGCCGACAACAAAGAAGAGGTGTATAAGTATTGGCGGAAGAGAAAAATATCACCTGAAACAATAGATTATCTGAATATACAGCAGGACGAAAAAGGAAACACCTTGTTTCAGTATTTCGACCTGAATGACGTGCTCGTAATGTGTAAAGTCCGCAAGTCACGCGCAGTGCCTCACGGTGAACTTAAAATATGGTATCTCGAAAACAGCGATTGCTGTAATGTCCTTTACAACATCAATAAAATAAATACCACTCAGCCGTTGATAATATGTACCGGCGAAGGCGACTGTGCCGCACTCATTGAGTGCGGTTTTTACAACTCCGTAAGCATTAACGGCGGCGACCAGAATACGAAGTGGATTGAAGAGTGCTGGGATTTTCTGCAAGAGTTTGACGAAATCATCCTTGTCCACGACAACGACAGAAGCGGCGAGGAATACATAAAGAAAGTTGCTCCGAGGTTGGGCGAATATCGCGTCAAGGTTGCAGAAATCCCATTGTCTCACACCAATGCAGACGGCGAGAAAGTTCGTATAAAAGACATAAACGAACTGCTGTTCTTTGAGGGGAAAGAGGCGGTCAGAGATGTAATCAATAACGCGAAAGAGTCTGAGATTCCTGCGATAGTCGATTACACCGAAGTAAAGAGATTTGATATGTCGGATGTCGAGGGATTTACAACGGGCTTTGAAGATTTAGACGCTGCGCTCGGCAAGAACTATATGGGTTCTACAACGCTCATAACCGGAATAGCTTCTGCGGGTAAAAGCTCTCTGATATCGACGCTTGTATGCCGATCTATAGAGCAGGGTTATCCTTGTTTTATATACAGCGGAGAGCTTTCAAACCCGTCGTTGAAAAACTGGATTGACTTTGTTCACGCAGGACAGCGGGGGCTTGAAGAAGTGCAGGGCGAACACGGCAAGTATTACAGAATCAAGTCTGATGTGTACAGAAAAATCAATTCCTATTATCGCGGACAGCTTTACTTCTACAAAGATTCGTTCTCACATAAGACTGAAGACCTCCTCGCGACGGCGGAGAGTGCGGTAAGAAGGCTTGGAGTAAAAACGGTATTCTTCGACAATCTCACATCTGTGGATCTGTCGTGCGACGATAACTCAAAGTGGACTAAGCAGGAAGATTTTATAAGACAAATCATTGACTTTGCAAAACGATGGAATGTAGCTTGCTTTGTGGTTATTCACCCGAAGAAAATGGAGCAGGTACGCAAGATGAGCATCTTTGACCTACAGGGCGTTGCTGCCGCTGCCAACCTTGCACAGCGTGTTATATCGCTGTACCGAGTATCACCTAAAGATAAAAAGGGTGTTGTTGGTAGAAACGGCAAGTTTATTACGCCGCCCATGAAAGGCAGTGTTGTACTTGAAGTTCTCAAAGACCGATATGGTAGTGCGAACAACAAGGAATTTGCTCTGTACTACGACAACCCGAGTAAGAGATTCTACACAACGCCGCAGAATCTTGCCCATGCTTATGGGTGGGAAGTCGCCGACGGCGTGACAAGTGCGGAGTTGCCTTACGGCACTCCTGCTTATGACGAAGATATGGACGAGGAGGTGTTTGGTTGACAGACAACTTAGTAATTTATCATCTACATAGTGATAACAGTCTGCTGGACAGTTGCACAGGCTACAAGCTGTATATCGACAGAGCCGCTGAACTTGGACAACCAGCTATAGCGTTCAGCGAACACGGAAAACCACTCAACTGGGTCAAGAAAAAGATGTATTGTGATGAAAAAGGAATTAAATACATCCACGGCGTTGAGATATATCTCACTGAAAGCCTTAATGAAAGGGTCAGAGACAACTACCATACGGTGCTTATAGCTCGAAACGAACAGGGTGTGAAAGAACTCAACCTTGCAGTGTCGAAATCATGCGATAAAGACCACTTTTATTATGTAAATAGATTGAGTTTTGACGAGTTTCTGAAGCTGTCCAATAACATTATCACGACGAGCGCGTGTCTTGCAAGTCCTCTAAATAAGCTTCCCGTAGACCATCCGATGTACGAGAGTCTTGTCAGACGGTACGACTTCCTTGAGATACAGGCACATGACTGTCAGGAGCAGAGAGACTTTAATGTGCATTTGGCAGAGCTTGCGAAGAAGTACAGTAAGCCGCTGATAGCAGGAACCGATACTCACTCGCTTGACAAATATAAAGCCGAGTGCCGCAAGATATTACTCAAATACAAGAATAAGTCTTACGGTGACGAAGATACATACGACCTCACATATAAGTCCCGCGAAGAGTTGGACGCTGCATTTGCAAGGCAGGGCGTTCTACCTCCCGAGCTTTACAGACAGGCTATGGATAACACGCTTGTAATGGCTGATATGGTAGAGCCGTTCGAGCTTGATACATCCATTAAATACCCAATACTGTACGGGTCGGCTGAAGAGGATAGCCGAATAGAAGCTGAGCGTGTTGACCGAATGTTCAAAGAGAAGCTTGAGACGGGGGTTATACCGCCCGAGCAGGAAGAGGGGTTTAGGTCAGCGTTAGTGGAAGAAAGACGAGTTTTTGAGAAGCTTGGTATGAGTGGTTTTATGCTCTGTATGAGCGAGTTGATATGTTGGTGCAAAGAAAATGATGTACCGGTTGGTCCCGGACGAGGTTCTGTCGGTGGATCGAGGACGGCTTTTGTTACGGATATTATTGAGTGTAACCCGGAACAGTGGCATACGGTCTTCTCAAGGTTTTGTAATGAAGATAGGAAAGAAATTGGCGATTAATAATGTGGTCGCCCTATATGGCAACATATAGCAAAAAAGCTGGTGAACCCACAAATGTGGGGTGTGGCGAATTATCGCTGCTAACGGTGAACCCTAAGTTTATTGATAAGGGAATACCGTGGTAAGTCGGTCTATATCTACGATAGTCAGGAGGTGTTTATGACATTCCAAGACATTAACGGTAGATATAAGCAAATTAAAGATTTTAAAGACTATTTTGTAACAGAATATGGCGAGATTTATTCAACAAGACTTCGTGGTAATGAAAGGGAATCTCATTTACATAAAATCAAGCCCAAAGACCCGGGTAACCCAAGCAAATATCTAAATGTTACTCTCTGTAGTGATCATGGACAAGTAACGAAATCTGTACATAGACTTGTCGCAGAAGCGTTTGTAGGCGGACATTTTGACGGTGCTGTTGTAAATCATATTGATGGCAATAACCGAAACAACAACGCATCAAATCTTGAATGGACGACTGTCAAAGACAATGTTCATAAATCATATATTACTTCTGGTAAGTCTCCCGTAAGGAATAGCAAAATATGGCGACTTGTGGACGCAAATGGTGTGGTTATAGGAGATTTTCACGGACACCATAAAATGGAAAAATATGTTAAGGATTCCAAAATTGATGCATCGCCAACTCAGCTAACCCGGAATGGGAATAGCAGAGGATATACAATTATTAAAATCGCAGATATAGACTGAAAACTGTAACGACTATCCGAGAGGAGTACAGCAACGGTGAAAGTCCGTTGTTGGAAGCGCCAGCCTCCACATATGGATAAAGATATGGGTTGGGAATGTCAACCTTCATATGTGGATGAAGATATAGTCTACTCCCCTAATAAATATCGGGAAACCGAGGGTACAAAGGATCGACATCGATTGTATCGAAACCGATAGACCTAAGATATTCAAATATATAATAAATCGTTTTGGTGAGAGAAAAACAGCAAGGGTTCCATCGTTCGGGACTTTGCAAGAAAAGGGTACTATTAAGGGTATAGGAAATGCACTCGCTAAATATTGGGAAGAAGAAAAGACCGGAGTTCCATTTAAGCCCTCAGACAAGTTTTCCCCCGATAATCCGTATTCCCTGAGTAATATTGATGAGATTATATCTGAGTTTTTCGCAGACGAGCAGAGCGCAAGAAAGAACCACCCGGATATATTCCAATATTATGATGGATTATTAGACACAAAGATTTCACAATCTGTACACCCCGCGGGTATAGTTATTAGCCCGATTACACTTGATGACGCATACGGCGTGTTTGATAAAGACGGAGATCTTTGTCTTATGATTGACATGGACGAGCTTCACGAGGTCGGGGCGGCGAAATTTGATTTCCTTATACTAAGCAACATAGGTATCATAAATGAAACTTGCAGACTGGCAGGTATTCCATATCCGCATATGCACGAGATAAATTTCAATGACCAAAAAGTTTGGGCTGATATGTTAAGAAGTCCTGCGGGAATATTTCAGATGGAATCACCATTCGCATTCTCGATGTTAAAAAAGTTTGTTCCGCACTCAATCTTTGATATGAACCTTATAACTGCGGCGGTGCGCCCGTCGGGAGCTTCGTATAGAGATAGGCTAATGAAAAAGATTCCTAATAAAAACCCGTCAAAGGAAATAGACGAGCTCCTTAAGAATAACTTAGGATATTTGATATTCCAAGAAGATATTATAGCGTTCCTTCAACAAATATGTGGCTTATCAGGCAGTGAAGCGGATAATGTTAGACGAGCAATAGGTCGTAAGGATGCCGAGAGGTTGGAAGGGGCAATGCCTAAGATACTTGAGGGGTATTGCAAAAATTCTGACAAGCCAAGAGAGGAAGCTGAGAAAGACGCAAAAACCTTCTTGAAAGTAATTGAGGACGCTTCTGAGTATTCCTTTGGTTACAACCACGCCACTGAATATAGTCTCATAGGTTATCTGTGTGCTTATCTGCGTTGCTATTATCCTTGCGAGTTTATCACAGCATATCTTAACAACGCCGCTAATGAAGATGATGTTATTAATGGCACTACGCTTGCCGCTGAATATGGATTTAAGGTAACACCTCCTCGTTTCGGCGCGTCGAGAGATGTCTTCTATTTTAACAAGGAGAAAAAAGAAATAGCAAAGGGGTTGACGAGTGTTAAGTATATGTCCGCTGCTCTTGCAAATGAGCTGTATGACATATACGACGAGGTAAAAGGAAAATCGTTTATGGAGGTTCTTAAGGCTCTCTCGAAGACCTCTATTGATACGCGACAGCTCGATATCCTAATTAAAATTGGCTACTTTGAAGAGTTTGGGAACATGGGAGAGCTATTGAAGCTTGTGCAAGTGTACTCGTTCTTTAAGAACGGAACTGCAAAATCTGTTAGCAAGTCCAAGGTTGTAGGTTTCCTTGCGGATATCATTTCAGATTATGCAACAGATAAAGGCGTTAAGGGGAATGAGCTTAAGTCTTACACAATAACCGACATGGATGGGCTTTTAGCCGCTTGTGAAGAACAAATTAAAAAGTCGAATATTCCCGACTTAACCCTTAAGGTTAAGATACAAAACAGCATTGACTATCTCGGATATGTTGGTATTCAGACCGGACTGCCCGAAGACAGGAGAAAGCTTTTGATAACAGAAGTATTCCCCATGCGTGGACAGAACGGTATGCCGTGGGGGTATAAAGTGAATACGCAGAGTCTGGGCACAGGTAAGCAGTCGTCGTTGACGATACCGGCGAGAATATATGCCGAGAATCAGGTAGCGAAGGGTGATATCGTGTATGCCGACAACTGCTACAAGAATCCGAAAGGATATTGGTATCTTAACGCTTATAGAAAGATGTGAGGTGACGACTATGGATTGGAGGGGACGAAAATATTACGCGGTTAGCTTCTCCCCGGAGGCATTAGACATGAGGATTCAGTTTATTAAACTTATAGGTTCGGGTGTTAAAATTCGTTTCAGCACTGATGTGCCGCGACAGAAAGATGAGCTTGAAGAACGAGGTCGTTATCAATGTCTAATAGGATGCCGTTTTGACCAAAATGAGACAGTAGAGTATGAACTCAGAAAAGCTAAACGCAATGATTACTATTGTTCTTGGAGAGAGATTAAGGAGGCAAAAAAATGAAGGAGATGGTAGCCAATAGGATTAAAGCTATAAAGGAATATCTGAAGCAAGTACAGGAAGAATTGAAGGTACTTAATAATGCATGATTATGAAGATGCGCTTCGTGAGGTATTGAATCGAGTTTATCGAAACACAGATGATTGTGAAATGCGTATTTCAAAAGATTGCTACAAGTTAATCAGAGAAGCTCTCGAAAAGCAGATACCAAAGATGCCGATAAACGAAGAGTGCTATTACATATGCCCTTGTTGCCGAGGCGACTTGGGTGTTTCGGATGATGATATTTTTATCTATGAACTTTTGATGCCTAAATATTGTAGTAATTGCGGATGTGCGCTTGACTGGACGGAGGTAAAGAATGAGAGTTTATTTGGTTGAAAAAATATGTGATTATGAATATGGCTGCACAGAGGTTGTTAAGGCGTTTTTCAATGAAAAATCCGCAAGAGAGTATATAAATAAGCAACCCGATGTAGGTAACTTCACATTTTGGGATGGAAGTAATGCACCTATATATGATGTTGCTATGTTGGAGGTAGAAGAATGACCAATAAGAGATATACTGACGAAGAAATTAAATCCTCATTAGAAGTGATTGCCACTTCACAAAATTGTAATGAATGCAAAATCCGTAATGGTAGATGGGGAACTTGCAACTGCTCTCAAATAGCCGCTAATGCTGCTCTTGACCTTATCAACCGTCAAAGGGCTGAGATTGAGAGACTGGGAAAGAAAATAGAGGGTCTCTTGAGAAGCTACTCAACCGCCAAAGTGACAAAGATTAAACACGGCAAATGGATTGAGGATGGCTATTGCGATATTCCTTGTGTATGTTCATGTTGCGGAGCGGAAGCGCAATATACAAGCACTTTTAAAGAAACATTTGACTATGATTGGGAAGAAAACTTATGCCCTACAGGGTACGAAGAAATAAGAGAATATATTAGAACGCCGTTTTGTTCTAATTGCGGCGCGAAAATGGACGGAGGTAAAAAATGAGTGATTATATCGCCCGCGATTTGCTTTTGGCAGAAATAAAAGAACTTAAAAAGTCTCCGTGGTATAACGGCGGTTATGGAACTTATGAAAGAAATATCCGCCGCGAGGCAATCGACATTATTGTAGACCTTTGCATAAGGTCAGCTCCTGCCGCAGATGCGCAAGCTGTTAAACACGGCAAATGGAAGTTGTGTTATGAAGATTGGCGAATGCAAATCGCGGGCGACGAGTGCTCCGCTTGTGGATTCCAACATTACGGAACATGTATATCACACTATCATTACTGTCCGAACTGCGGCGCAAAAATGGACGGAGGGAATTGAATGAAGATTGTAAATACGCATACTGGAAAAATTTATATTGATCCCGAACGCAAGTTGGAGTTCCTTACGGTCGGTGATTACGGAAAAGAGAACAACATTAAGGCTAATTTTTTGGGCTTATATAAAGAAATTAACGGCGTCGAAAACACCGAGGTTGATTTATCTAAAAAGTGGGTAGCTACTATCAGTACACAAAAAGGTTGTCCTATGAGATGCAAATTTTGCGATTGTCCGCAGTTTGGCTATCACGGGGACGCGACTATAGATGATTTAGTTTACGAAGTTCAGACAATTCTTCAGAACGAAGTCGTAACTAAGACAGATAGATTTAATGTACATTTTGCAAGAATGGGCGAGCCAACATTTAATTTTGCTGTGCTTGATTTTGCAGATAATATCCTAAAGCCGCTCGTGGGGCAATATATTAACGCAAAAACAATCCACCCAGTAGTCTCTACTATGCTCCCAAAGTCTAATAAACGACTGGAAGAGTTTATTTTAAGATGGTGCGATATTAAAAATGAAAGATATAACGGAGAAGCGGGGCTTCAGTTTAGCATTAACAGCACTGACGACGAACAGAGGAATAATCAATTTAGCGGAATGAGTTTGAACCTTGATGAAATTTCTATGCTTGCAGCGAAACTCCCTGTACCCAAGGGTAGAAAATATACATTAAATTTTGCCGTTACTGCTGATACAGTTCTTGACGCAAAACAACTTTCTATGCTATTCGACAAGAATAAGTTTATTGTTAAAATAACGCCCATTCATGAAACAAAATCTGCGATAACGAACGGTTTTGACGTTACGACTTCTTACACCGATTACGATGTATACAGGAAGTTTGAACAGCCGTTGGTTGCCGAGGGGTGGAATGTTATTGTTTTTGTGCCGAGCAAAGAAGAGGATGGCGATAGAATCACTTGTGGAAACGCTTTGATTTCTGCGATGACCCAAAATCGATAAAAAGGGAGACTGGACTATGACAGACATTAATGTGGTAAAAGAAAGAGTAATTGAGGAATTAAAAAAGCAGGGCATAGATGTGTACTTCATCGACTTCTATGTTGACGACGGCGGCGAGCCGTATTTTGTTTACACCTTCGACGAGTTGATGATAGAAGAAGCGACTGAGTATTATAAAAACAATTGGATAATCGAAGGTGCGTTTGACGATTGGTCTTTTTGGTATGCAGATGAACCGGACGATTGGCTTGTCGCAGATATATGTGACACAATCAAACGCAGAATAGGAGGCGAAGAATAATACGTGAGATACTTTTTCGCGGCAAGCGAACAGATAACGGCGAGTGGGTTGAGGGATATTATTATAAAGCTAAATATTGTAGAACTGATGACAAGCTTTGTGATTATATTACTATTCCGTACATAGAACAATGCAACTTGCCGAATTCGCACTATATTGTAAACCCTGAAACCGTAGGACAGTGCATAGGTCTGAAAGATAGAAACGGCATAAATATTTTTGAGGGCGATATAGTAAAGAGAGTTTGGCTCGGCAAAATGAGCATTTATCAAATTGTCTATGACAACGGTCTCGCGAGTTTTATTGGGCAAGCGGGCATAAAATTTACAACATTTGATTATGATTCAACCGAATTTGAGGTTGTCGGCAATATCTACGATAATAAGTTGGAGGGTTTTAACAATGGCTGAATACATAGAGCGTGAGGCAGTGATTGATGAAATTGAAGGCGCAACTTGGTATCACATAAGTTGTCAAAAAAATTTAGTTGAAGGAGCTGCGTGTGAAGCTGATGCACTTTATAAAGCCACAGACATTTACAATGTTATAAAGTCAGCACCAATCGCCGATGTGGTTGAGGTTGTCAGATGTAAGGACTGTAAGTATTGGCAAGACAACAACGATGGATACCCTCATCAAGAGTGCCGATGGGGTAATTATGAAACTCCTGACCCTGATGATTATTGCAGTTACGGAGAATTGAAAGATGGTGACACGGAATGAAAGCAGAGAACAGAATAAGATTCGAAAGGATAACAGGTCAGATTGAAGGTTTGTCCTTTTGCATTGAAAACAAGGAAATATCAGGAGCACTGCTTGACATAGCCGAAACGATCGACAGCGTTATCAAAAGCGAAAGTGAGGACGGAGGGAATAACAATGGCTGATACAGATAGGTGTGTTTGCTGCGGTGCGATAGTCCCCGAAGGACGGCAGGTGTGCCCGTCGTGTACGGCAGCATACATAATGACGAGAGATATGGGTAACGGAAGGAATCCCGACAGAATAGACGGCTTTCTTGAAACGCTTGGTCGGGTGTGGAAGAGGGTTCCCGATTGGAGGTTCTTTCAGCTGATATGCAACATCCAAAGAGCAATGCACTCTGATGGATTTTATTTAGAGGACGGTGACTCCGAGCAGTTTATTAAGGAGATGTTTAAGTGAAAAAAGAGTTTAATGAGTGCGTCGGATGTCCGCCTGAACTTGGGTGTATCGGTGACTCGTGTCCACATAGGCGTGTTACTCGATACTTCTGCGACAAGTGCGGTGAAGAGGAGACACTTTATTATGTGGACGGCGACGAACTGTGTGCAGAGTGTGTGCTGGACGGGCTTGATATTGTCGAGGGTTCGGACGAATAGAGAGGAGAGGTTCAATGATAAAAATTGAAAATGTTGTAGCACCTTCTACTGAACAGTGGGAGGCGATTATTAGGGGCTGTCGAAATCCGATGAATAGCTGGAGTAAGAGTGACAGCTATTATCCCGAAGAGTATCGTTACGGCGATCTTCCCAGTGATGCTGTTGATATCGGCGACAACGACCTTAATCTTATGAAGCGTCTTTGTGGCGCGGGTACAGACCATCGCAAGTTTATGAGAATGATTACGGTGTATGTGGATATAACTGCGCCAACCTTTTGGTGGGCTGAGTTTGATACTTACAAAATTGGTACGGTTCGGAATAGTTGTAGTTTTATGCATAAAGGCGTGAGTAGACCGTTTACTATTGATGATTTTAGTATTAAAAATAAACGAATTTATGACATTCTTAGACCCTTAGAGAAGAAAAAATATGAATTAACTTACCCCTACGAGACTGATGAATTTAAGCTTTTTACAGACGAAAACGGAAGGACTTATCGTGTTTACCGAAATGGTCGAGTAATTCAGGAGTCTTATAGCTACACAGATAACTATGGCTCTGGAAGAACTCGCATCATTCAAGAGCGACCAATTACAACATATCAAAATAGAGACGGATATTTTATCGTCAAGCTTGCTGGTAGAACGGGGAAGCATATCCCCCTTCATGTGTTAGTTGCTAAAATGTGGTGTCCGGGTGAAACCAAAGAGGCTTGGCAGGTTGACCATTTAAATACAGATAAGGGAGATAATTCCGCAGAAAATCTTGAATGGGTGACTCCTTCTGAAAATATGCAACGAGCCTTAAAGGCAGGGCTCTACGATAATCTTAAAAGTATTCACAGGTGGTATCTTATTTGGAAAAATCGCACTTGTACTCTCCCGACCGAAAAGCGAATGATGTTTAAAATTGACGCAGAAAAGGGCTTGACACATAAAGAATTAGGCGAAAAATATGGGATTACTCCTACTCAAGCAAACGGTATTCGGTGTGTTATGAAAAATTCTGATGTTGAAGATGACTTTCAAGAGGCACTTGTCTGGGATCGAGTTATTGAACAGCTAAATGAAATGAGAAATCTGTACTTGGAGACAAAGGACAACGCGGTTTTTCAGGGTATTCGTTGCTTGTTACCCTCTGGGTATATGCAGCGATCCACTGTAATGCTAAACTACGAAGTGCTCGCCAACATTTATAAGTCTCGAAACGGGCATCGTTTGGACGAATGGAAGACCATGCTCGATTGGATCGAAACCCTTCCATATTCAGAGTTGATAACAGGGGAGTCCAAAGATAAGAATGAAACCGAGGGCGAGGACGAGGAGGACTAATATGGACGCAGTAGATTACCTTAAAACAAAAGAGCGAATGTGCGGAAAGTCATCTGGTTGCTCCATGTGTCCACTCGCTATGGGCGAACCCTTTGGCTGTGAAACCGTTGAATCCCAGCATCCCGAAGAGGCTGTCGAGATAGTTGAGAAGTGGGGTGTGGAACATCCGGTAGAAACATACATGAGTGACTTCCTCAAGAAGTTCCCGAACGCGATATTTAACAATGATGGCTATCCCTCTGATTGCGTGAGATACCTTTACGGCAACGACCATACTCCACTCGGCGACCGTGGGTGCGTTGGTGTTTCTTGCTCAACTTGTTGGAATAGACCTATAAAGAAAGAGAGGTGTAGATATTATAAGGCTGAACACGGAGTAAAAGTGTGCATCGGTCAAAAGGGCGAGCCGTCGTGTAAGTGTGGCGGCGACGTGAATTGCTGTGAGAGAGACTAAAAGGAGAAGATAAATGGGTTATTACTTTAACAGAGAAGATATTTTAAATGGCGCAAAAGACTGCGTTTGTAGGAGTAGAGAAGCAGATTACAGCTCGCCTGAGAACAGCTTTAAGGTAATAGCGTCTATGTGGACAAGTTACCTTTGTGCGACCGGAAAAATGCCAGAGGATAATGGAGCGGTACTTACCGCGAAGGATGTCGCCGCTATGATGGTGTTGTTTAAGATGTCAAGAGTGGCGACCGGTAGAGGCAAGGCTGATAACTGGATAGACGCGGCGGGGTATGCGGCGTGTGGTGGTGAGACCGAGAAGATAATTCGACCCGACACAGAAGTCTCGAAGGGCACTGACTGTGAGATGGTTGTATGAGAAAGAAAGAGCTAAAACAGGAGCTAAATTCTCTACGCACCGACCTCGAAGCCGCTAAGAGCAATGCTGATTTTTGGAAGGGATATACAAAATTCAATCAAGAAAAATTAGAAGATAACAAACAACTCCGTGAGGAGAACTTAAGGCTAAACAAGCTGCTCGCAGAGGTGACAAGTGACCTTAACGCACTTCGCCGAAGTAGTGGATTCGCTCATGCTTACTGCGCTTGCGATGAGTGGTTAGACAAAGAATACTGTGACCGTTGCAGAGAGAACGGATATAACGATTGGAAATGGAGAGGAGTTTTAAAAAATGAAGAGAATCATTGACGAGATATTTGACTGGATTACAGCGATAGATGAGGCGATAGAAATAACTGCCAAAAATGAGGCTCATAGCGACCACAAGGGTGACGAGCCACAGATACATGCGTGTCCCGCAGACTGCAAGGGAGCACCCGGTGCCAACTGGCACTCAATAGAAACTGTCGGCGACCTGCCCGAGTACAGTGGTAAATTTATCGTGACGATTGAGGAGTTTTTCTATTCAATCAATTGTATGCACTCGGGACCCCGCAACGAGAGAGCGACCGTTACAGCGTGGTACGACGCCGACTCGATGACTTGGGAGATTGACGGCGTGGACGAACCTATAGACGCAGTTGAGGGTGGAAGTGTTGACGGTGTGCTCACCTTTGTGGTGGCGTGGCAGATACTTCCTGAGCCTTACAAAAAAAACTAATAAAATAATTAATATTCTTAGAAATGGAGCAAGCAAAACACTTGAGTTTAAGTGTTCGACCTGCGGGTGCGTTTTCGAAGCAGACATAAATAGCTATGTTCTGACGGGAGAGGAGATTGTTCGTGAGTCATACGATGGGGCGCACAAAGTTGTTGTGTATGCACCTTATACAATGTCAAAATGCCCGTGCTGCGGACGAGTAGCACACGAGGCTTAACTTACATATACGGAGGTTTACAAAACATGAAAGTAATACTGTATACCACGCATTGCCCTAAATGCAATGTACTGACGACCAAACTGAAATCGAAGGGAGTGGACTACGAAGAAATTACCGATGTGGATGTTATGAGAGACAAGGGTTTTATGTCGGCTCCTATGCTTGAGGTTGACGGAAAGACAATGACTTTCATCGAAGCAATTAAATGGGTTAACGAGGTGATGTGATATATGAAGTTTAATATAGATAGTCTCGATAGAAGTTTTGTAATTGAATATAATCGTCTGCAAAATGCTTACTCAGAGAGGCTGAGCGAGCTCAATGGGTTTGGAGATAAACAGCTCAACTATACCGATTTTATCGACAATTTTGTTGATAAGCAAACCATAGCAGACGCGAGTATAGATGGCAACGCGAATGTTGCACACAAGGATATTGTTTCACTCATAAACGAAATGTCAAAGCCCCATTCAAAACTTTTGGCGTTCAACAAGATATTTCATGAGCTGACTAAGAAGTATGGACACGAGGATGCCACTGAGTGGCTAAAGGGCGAGTGGGACGGACACTTTTATCTGCACGACGCTCATAGCTCGTCTTGGGTTCCGTATTGCTTTGCTTATGATATAGACGAACTGGTGAAGCGCGGACTCTATTTCATAGATAACTTTAATGCGGCTCCGCCTCAGCACCTCAATACATATACTGATTTTGTCAGCGAATTTGTGTCGTGGACATGCAATAGGTCTTCAGGCGCGGTTGGGCTTCCGAGTTTTCTCATCTATTCGTATTACTTCTGGAAGAAAGATTGCGACGAGGGTTACTTTGTAAAGTCTCCTGAATATTACAGAGACCAGTCTTTTCAGGAGATAATATATCGACTTAATCAGCCCTATCTAAGGGGCGGAATCCAGTCGGCTTTTACCAACTTTTCGATATTTGACAAGCCCTACCTCGAAGCGCTCTTCGGCGGTAAAGAGTTTCCCGACGGCACATTCATTATAGATTATATCGACGAGATTAAAGAATATCAGAAGGCGTTTATGAAAGTGCTTTCAGATACAAGAAGAGAGAACCTTATGACGTTTCCGGTCGTTTCGTTTGCTCTTCTCAGACAGAACGGCAAGTTCGTAGATGAGGATTTTGCAAAGTGGTGTTGCTGTCATAACATGAAGTGGGCGGATAGTAACATTTTCGTATCAGAGGATGTTACAAGCTTGAGTAACTGCTGTTTTGCTGGGTCACAGAAAGTTCTTGCGAGATCAAGCACTGGAGGAGCAGCTCTTACCTCATTTAAAGAGCTCTGTGATGCCAGATATACTGACGCTCGCAGAAATTTAGTTATATTCCACAACGGTAATTGGCGTAAAGGCAAAGCAATTAAGCTTCCTGCAAGACCGCTTTATAAAGTCACAACAGTAAACAACAAAGAGTTAATTATCACTGATAATCATATAACGCCTACGCTCAGAGGTGATATTAAGACGACCGATCTCACCACTGATGATTATATACTGTTCAACACAAAAGCTCTTAACGCTCCGCATGAGACAGATAAGCACCTCACATACGAGCAGGGGTATATGATTGGTATGTATCTTGGCGATGGTAGTATGTCCGGCGAAGACGCTACAAATAAAAGCACGACAATCTGCCTGTCTCTAAATAAAGAGAAATACGAGTCATCAATAAAAGAACTCGATATAGCCGCGAAAGAAATCGGTGACGCTCAAGTTAGATTGGGCAAGATTTATAATAATGTTTACCCTATAACTATAATAAGTAACAAAGTGGCAGAATTTATAAGAGAGTATGTTGGAGGCAAATACTGTTACGAAAAAACTCTAAATATGAATGTTCTCTTGCAGTCAATAGAATTTAGAAGAGGTATTCTTGATGGCTACTATGTGACCGACGGTGGCAACAGCAATCGTATATACAGCACCTCAAAAGAGCTGATTGACAACATAGAAGCACTTTGCACTTCTCTTGGTTTTAACACTATTGTTAATGTGTCTGATAGAACAGGAGAGGGAGCTGTGGTTATTCGCGGTGAAGAGTTTAATCGTAATTATCCTCTGTATTGTATTCGTTGGTATGAGACTTATAAGAGGGCAAGTAAGGATATCTACAAATGGAATAACAACTCCGTTTATTTTAAGGTGAAGTCAATAGAGCCTATAAATACCGATGATGAGTTCTGCTACTGCTTTGAGATGAGTGACGAGGATGAGCCCTATTTCACCTTACCGAACGGTATAATCACACATAACTGCCGTCTTAAAAGCAACATAAAGGAGCTTGGCTACTTCAACAGCATCGGCGGGTCGGCGCTTGAGGTTGGATCTATTAAGGTAAATACAATAAACCTTGCCCGTCTTGCCTACGAGACAACATCAGAGGAAGAGTATCTTGAAGCTCTTAAGGGTCGAGTAATTACCTGTGCAAAAACTCTTGATGTTATTAGAGATATTATGAAGCGAAACACAGAAAAGGGGCTGCTTCCCAACTACGCGCTCGGTATTATCAACATGAAGTCGCAGTACAACACCGTCGGCATTATTGGTGTGTACGAAGCGTTGCAGAAGTTTGGCTACACCTATCACGACGAGTTCGGCAATACATATTATAAAGACGAGGGCGTAGAGTTCGCCAAGAAGATACTTGCGACAATCACCGAGATTAAAGACGAGTTCGTCAAGGACAAGGACTACATGATGAACATCGAACAGGTTCCCGGAGAGAGAGCTGCGGCTGTTCTTATGGAAAAAGACAAGCTGTTCTTTCCCAATGAGAAATACGACCTTCCTCTGTACGGCAACCAGTGGATTCCGCTCGGTATAAAGACAACCATAGCTGAAAAGGTTAGAGTGAGTGCTATTCTTGACAAGGCTTGCTCAGGCGGCAGTATAGTCCATATTAACATCAGTTCTCCATTCAACAGTTTCGATGAAGCTTGGTATATGATGAACTATGTGGCGGATGCGGGTGTTAACTACTTTGCCTTTAATCTTCGTATATCGGCTTGTGATAACAACCACGGATTCTTCGGAGATACTTGCCCCGAGTGTGGACACCCCGTTGAGACGACATATCAGCGTATAGTTGGCTTCCTTACGCCTACTAAGACCTATTCTGAGGCTCGTAAGAAAGAGTTCGCTATGCGCGACTGGTTCGACCTTAACAATATAGGAGAACTTTAATGCGAGTAAAAGCAATCGAAGTAGAGGCGTTTGGGGACTATAAATATCCTGCAATGCTTATAGGTGCTAACGGTTGCGATTGGAAATGCGAGAGAGATTGCGGGGAGAAGCTGTGTCAAAACTCTTCCCTCGCAACTTCTCCCACTATCGAGGTTGCTCCGTATAGACTGTTTGAACTCTATCAGTCGAGCACTGTGACGAAAGCAGTTGTGTTTGGCGGGTTGGAACCCATACTTCAAATAGAAGAGATTCTTGAAGTTATTGATTATTTTCGTCAGCGCACAGACGACCCTATCATAATTTACACGGGGTATACACCCGATGAAATTGAGTCTAAATTAAACGAGCTCAGACGATACAAAAACATTATCGTAAAGTTCGGGCGGTTTATCCCAAACCAAGAGCCCCACAGAGACGATGTTCTTGGGGTGATGTTGGCAAGCAACAACCAGTATGCAGAGAAGATAAGTTAAGGAGGTAATACGGAAGATAGACTGGATTATACCTACTTCGGCAGAAAAGCCGATTGATGCAAGAAGTACACGATATAGTAAAACTGATGAAAAAGCGGTTAAACCTTTCTTGAAATGGGCAGGCGGCAAAGGTCAGCTCATTAAAGAGATTGAACGTTACTATCCGTTTGATAGTGGAAGAATTACAAAATACGCTGAACCATTTGTTGGCGGCGGTGCAGTTTTGTTTGATATACTTAGCAAATATGATTTAGAAGAAGTATATGTCAGCGATATTAATGCAGAACTTATCAATACATATAGCATTATCCGTGATGATGTTGATGCATTGACAGAAATGCTTTACGCTATGCAGAGCGATTTTATTCCGTCAGATACAGACAATCGCAAAGTGTATTATTTGAAAAAGCGTGAGCGTTTTAATGATTTAAAAGTAAACGGTGACGAGAACATCAATATTGAAAAAGCGGCATTAATGATTTTTCTTAACAAGACTTGTTTCAACGGTCTGTTCCGTGTAAATAAAAAGGGGTTATTCAACGTTCCTATGGGAGCATACAAAAATCCGATGATTTGTGATGAAAAAAATCTCAGAGCAGTATCGAATAAGTTGCAGAGAGTTACCATTGTATGTGGAGATTACAGAGAGTCGTCTGATTTTATTGACAAAAACACCTTTGTTTATTTTGATCCGCCATACAGACCTATTACAGATACAGCGAGTTTTACTGCATATACCGAAAACTTGTTTAACGATGAGGAACAGATTGAACTTGCACGATTTGTTGATGATATGCACAGAAAAGGCGCAAAAGTCGTTATCAGCAATTCCGATCCGAAGAATTCAAATACAGATGATGATTTCTTTGATAACATCTATTCTGCACATAAAATCAAACGAGTTGAAGCAACTCGAATGATTAACTGTAACAGTGAAGCGAGAGGAAAGATTAAAGAATTGCTCATTAGCAACTTTTGATGGAGGAAAAGAAGATGAGTTATGAGTACGATGTTACAGACGACGAGCTTGAGGCGGTAGCTTACTTTCTTGAGGATTATAGACTGGATAAGAAGAATAAGGAGAAAAATAATGAAGAAGATTAAAATAAAGTATCATGACGCGAATATGGAGCGTCTTCAGAAAATATCACAGGGTGACTGGATAGATCTCAGAGCTGCTGAAACTGTAGAACTTAAGAGGGGAGAGTTTAAGATTATATCCCTCGGCGTATCTATGAAGCTTCCCGACGGTTACGAGGCTCATGTTGTACCGAGAAGCAGTACATACAAGAACTTCAAGGTCATACAGGCTAACAGCATGGGAATTATAGATAACAGCTACAGCGGTGACAACGATGTGTGGATGTTTCCTGCGATAGCTCTTGAAGATACAAAAATTGAAAAGGGTGATAGAATATGCCAGTTTCGCATAGTGAAGTCCATGCCTAAAGTGCGTCTCGACGAAGTAGACCATCTCGACGACCAGTCCAGAGGCGGGTTCGGTTCTACGGGAGTGAAGTGATGAAGAATAACAAGCTTTTGTTTTATGTCTTGTCGTTCACTTGGGGCTTGCCTATGACGCTTGTCGGTGTGGTCGCCGCCGCAGTTATGCTGTTGCTCTTCAGGAAGCCGGAGCTGTGTGGCTATTGTATAAGGTTTAGGATTGGCAACGGCTGGGGTGGTGTGTCGCTTGGACTAACGATAATTACAGACAACCAGTCAGAGAGCGAGATTACATACCACGAACACGGTCACGCGATTCAGAACACGCTCTACGGTTTCTTTATGCCGGTTCTCGTATGTATTCCCTCGATGATACGATATTGGCATAGAGAATACCTTGTGCGGATAAAAGGGTATAGATATAGTTCTTTACCCGCTTACGACGACGCATGGTATGAGGGACAGGCGACCAGATGGGGCACAGAATTTATGGCAAATCTCGGGCGGTAATCTTAGGTTTGTTGAGGCTGGCATAAAGAAACTGCGAGGACGAATATAATAAAAGTATTCTGTCAACAAAAATTATTGATTGCGTTTTTATAAAAAAGGAGGCGAATTATGTTGAAAAATAAGAAAGATGATGATATAATCTACCATAGACTGAGGTGGGATTATATGAACAACAACGTATTAGTAAGCACTGCTATGTTGAGTGCGTTTTGGGAAAAGGAACGTAAGGACACATTTGATTTGCTGTCTCCTTTTGTAGAATATTCTATAGCCAAAACGACAAATGTTGGGGAGCTTCTGCAAATACAGGATTTGCAGAACTATCTTAAAACTGAATTTGGGTATGAAGAAATTCCTATAAACGCCATAACTTTAATACTCAACAGACTCTCTCCAAAAATTCTTAAACGCGAAAACAAGCAATATCGGTTGATGGAATCGCTCGATTCAAAGATAGATAAATTTGAGGATGAGAGAGTTAGGTATAAAGAGCGAGCGGAAAAGGTGGCTTCAGTTTTAACTGATTATTTAAATGCCCGTTTGTCCGCTAAATTTAATCGAGAAAAAGCGCTAAATGCTCTAATCGATTTCTTTGCGATAAATGGTATGTATGTTCCCTGCTGGGCGATACTGGCGTGGCCGTTAACCCGG